GTTCGTTTATATAACTAATGAAGGAGAAGATATGAAAGAGAAATTACAAGAAGCAAGAGAAGACTGGATGATGTTTAAAAGACTTCAAAAAGGTGAGGACGCTGATTATAAATGGCTTCAACTAAAGTTGGCTGAAGCGGAAGCAAGAATCAAAGCTTGTAGGTATAAAATAGACTTAGGGGACCAAATATGATTAGTAAAGAATTATTAAGTGACGTGATGGGTATGAAGGATAATTAATGACTAGAGAAGAAGCAAAAGACTTAATAGAAATAGAATATGATAGCCTCGATAATTACTGTGATAGTAATCATTGCTCAGTTATAGATCAAATTTATGATGATTTTGAATCAAGAACTTGTGAGAATTGTAAGCACTGTAATACTGAACTATTATGAACTATAAAGGATACCAAATGAGCAAATCAATAGAATTATATGAAAGGGTAAGAGATGATGATCTTTACAGAAGCAGAAATTAAAGTTATGTCATTAAATGTCGCAAATGAAATGTTATTTAAAGCTACTAAGGCTTTAGATGACGGCAATTATATAGCAAAAAACAAGCAGAAATTATTACAACAAATAAGTAGGCTTAATACACAAGTCGATAACCAAGAACTATCCACACAGATAGATTTTTAAATAACATAACCAAAGGATAATAAATGAACATATACACAGAACCACAACAGCTAATAGATCCAAAGAAACTAATTAAGTTACTTAAAGATATAGATGATAATCATGCTAAGACATATGGAGAACATTGTTTAATAAGATTAATATTAAGTAAAGTGGAAGGATAAGTAAATGAAAGAATATCATAAAGAATATAGTGCTTTAGCAATGAGTTTCTTAACTCAATTTTTAGATGATGCTAAAGGTAAACATCCAGAAGTTAAAGAATTATTACAACTGGTTCAAAAGAACCATGGAATTAAGACTGAGAATGGAGCTGTAGAATATGTAACATCTGCATATAATAAGCTAGAAACAATAACAAATGGTGAAGATGTAGATGGTAATGCTTTATTATTAGGTGTATCATCTTGTCTATACTTAGCTGAAGAAGATGTATTTAAAGGATCAGCAGGGATGAAATGTCTAAGGTTAGCTAATACCCTATACTTTGATTTAGAGAAGAATATAGGCACTAGTAGTGAGTTTAAAACCACTAATAATATCATGGATCAATTAGACAGAATAAATAGAAAAGAATATTATCAAGGATAAGTAATGGCAAAGGGTAACTGTAAACAATGTGGAGCAGTAACAGAAACTAGAGGTAAGACTTTAGTTAAACATTTCTGTAATTCTGTATGCAATCAAAAGTACAAAAGAGAAGAGAAAAGACAAGAAGAACTTAAAAGATTAGGAGATAGAAGATGTACTGTATGTAATGCAGATATTAATCATACTAAGTTAGGTACTAGATTTTGTTCTAAGAGATGTACTCAATCTAAACCTAAAGAACATAAGTTTTGTAAACATTGTAATAGTGATATGGGAATGGTTAATTCAACTACAGTATTCTGTTCAAGAGAATGTCAGCAATCTTTCAACAATGAAAAGAAAAAAGTAGTACAGAAAGAAAAGAGATGTTTAGAATGTAAAGAAATGTTTATGCCTGAAGTTAGAACCAAACAATTCTGTAGTAAGAGTTGTAGAGATAAGTTTCATTACAAAAATAGACTTATATCAGGAAACAAGAGAGAAGATAGAACTTGTGAAGCTCCAGATTGTACAGTTACATTTAACATACCTAAGGGTGGTAGGAAGAAGACTTGCTCAGATGAATGTAGAAAGGTAGTTAATGCTATTAAACAAAGAGAAAGAGTTAGACCAACTATCAATATAGATAGGATATGTGTACAGTGTAATACTCCTTTTATTGCTCACAATATAAAGACAGTTACTTGCTCATATAGTTGTAATGGTAAACTAGGAGCAAAGAAGAGAGGTCATACTCTTAAAGAAGATAGAGCAGTAATACCTAAACCTAAGAAGACTACTACAAAGAAGAAACTAGTAATTAAGACTATAAAAGAGAAAGTAAAGAGTAAACCTAAAGTAGTACCTCAATCTAAAAAGATAGAAGTTCCTATGTTTAAAGCTGAATCTATGCCCAAGGTAACACCTAAAGAATCACTTTCAATGGTAATAGTTAGAAGAACTAAGCAAAAGACTCAAATGACCTCTAAGGCTGTAGACCTACAACAGGAATGGTTAAAGAAAAACAAAGCAACTGTTATTGAACCAACAGACTATAAGTATAAAGCTTATCAAGGTGATATTGAACCAACTAATACTCTTACTGAATATGGTAAGTTTACAGGAATGAAGGGAAATACAGAATCACTAGATGATTCAAGAAGAGATGTAGGAATAGATTAATATCTAAACATATAATACAATAGTTTATCATATGATAAAAATATGACAAAGAAATTAACAAAGGAAAATAAATGAGTAGAATAGCATTAAAGAACGAAGATTGTTTAGTAGCAATGGATAGAATGATTGAGGAGGGTATTAAGGTAGATGCAATTATAACAGACCCTCCTTACGGAACTACTGCTTGTAAGTGGGATTCAGTAATTGACTTTGAAGAAATGTGGTTAAGACTAAACAGACTTATCAAGCCTAATGGTGCAATAGTTTTATTTGGAAGTGAGCCTTTTAGTAGTGCTTTAAGAATGAGTAATATTAAGAACTATAAGTATGATTGGGTGTGGGACAAAAGACTTGCTGGAAATGTGTTTCTCGCAAAAAGCCAACCAATGAAGATACACGAAAATATATTAGTTTTTAACTCATCAAAAGAAAGTTTCTACCCCATAAAAACAGATTTAGAAAAAGTAAGAAACTACAAAGACAAGTATGGTGGTGGAGAAAGTTTCGGTAAAAAAGGAACTGGAGACAAGGTGCATACTACAAAAGGTAAAAATCCTAAAAGCATCATAGATATATCTAATGCGAACAGAAAAGGAAACACGCACCCAACCCAAAAACCAGTAGCACTAATGGAGTATCTAATAAAAACATACACAAATGAAAATGAGTTAGTTTTAGACTTCACAATGGGAAGTGGAACAACAGGTGTAGCTTGTAAGAATTTAAATAGGGATTTTATTGGTATAGAACTAGATGAAGATTATTTCAAGATAGCTAAGGAGAGAATAAATGAACAAGTATGATAGAACTATCCAAGGGAAAGACAACAACACTAGCATAGTAGATGTCTATAGTGTACTAAAAGCTTTTGATGTAAAATGTCCTGCACTACAGCAGGAGATTAAAAGAATCTGAAAGTTTTAAACACATAATACTCTAAATAGAGTCTATTAAATGCAAGAACAATGCAGTAGTTTATCAGATGATAAATGAGCTTAATTAGAAAGGAACGGCCTTATGGAATATTATTTTTTGTACTATTCGTGGAATAAGTACAGGTATGTTGCAACCATATAGGTTCTCTTTAGGGTATTAATTAAAGAAAAGGATAAGTGATGATAACTATAGATGATTTAATTAGAGCCAAAGAATCTTTAGACAAACAAAAACCAAAAAAACTTTATTTGGTGTATACGCAGAAGACAGCAGAACATATGGCCAAGGTAGGACTAGCAGTAAAAGATGAGAATGGTACTTACTGGGCATATGGTACAGAAATTAAAATAATAAAAGAGATATAAGTGCATAACAATTTAAAACCAAAGGATAAACAATGACATTAGATTATGAAGAGTATTGTGTAAAATATGGACTAGATGAATTAGATGAATTTCTAATTGATAATGATCTAACAAATGATGAACAAGATGAATGGCTCAATGAAGCTTATGAATGCTATGTAAGTGAATATCAATGTAGAGCCTATGATGAATGGAAAGATGATAAGGAGGATTATTAATATGCATTGTATGTTATATATATCAGGGGTCTTAGTGGTGCTTGGTATCATAGTTGTATTTGTAGGTGTAGGTTTTAATCATGGATACAACAAAGCTGAAGCTGAGTTCAAAAAAGAGGATAAATAATGAAGAAATTAAAATTAGAAGAAACAATAGTTAATATGGTTCTTAATCCTAACAAGAAATTTAGGTTAGAATATTGGAGTTTAAATAGTGATACCTTTGATGATGAGTATATCTATTGGTGTGATAAGTATAAGAGATTTAGAGGTAATGGTAATATTGATGAAGATATAAATGATTACTGTACAGAAAGAGATGGTTGGGTTGAATATAGGGGAGAACAATGAAACTAGTAATTAGAAAGAAAGATAATTATAATTTTATCTTAGCAGATAAATTAGATGAACCATGATAATCATAAGGGAAGTAAAGAATGAAATACATATTAACCGAAAAAGAATATAGTGATCTACAAAATAACTATGCTATAGCTTGCAATCAAAAAGATAAGATATTTAATCTTGAAGAAATAATTAGCGGTAAAGATGCATGGATTAATGTCATAGAATCAAAGCTTAAAGATAAGGATAGACAAATTAAATCTCTTGAGAGAATACTAATGGCTATTCCTGAGCTAAGCAACTAGGTAAAAAGACCTATAAGGAGCTATGCATGAGAGAAGAAAACAAGAAGATATAAATGATTACTGTACAGAAAGAGATGGTTGGATTGAGTATTAGCCCTTCTTTAACATAACCATTTGTCTAACAGCTCTTTCGGGGGTCTGTTTAGCCCACAAAGAATCTAACCCTTGTATTGCAGCTTCTGTATAGTCTTCTTCTTCTAAAGCCGCGATCATCTTTTTAAACTTTAAAAACCCACTCATCCCTAGTTGATACACCATCGAAATAATTACCGCCTGTCTTTGCTCATTTAAATATCTGTACCAGTAGTAATGCTGTATCATATAAGTATCTATGTCTTGTAATCTTGTTCTTAACAGGTCTTCGGCTTCTTCTTTGGTAATATTAGTAAAACCATAGCCCCAAGTGATGTGACCTAAAGTATCGATATAGCCTTCAGATCTAAAGCCTTCTTCTTCCTTAATAAAATTAGTTATAAAACTGTTCCTCATTACTTGGCCATTCCTATTTGTGAAGCTATGTATAAAGCTGAAGCACCAACTAATACTAAAACAAATCTTTTCATTAGTGCAGTAGGAACGCCCTCGATAACAGATAGTCTGCCGTC